GATTTTTACTAATAATTACATTTGAGATTCCGGAAATTGCTGCAATTTGACCTCTTGCTGCTTGTAAAATATCGGTGGGGCCGTCTTGAACGAGAGAATAAAAAATAGTTGGTCCAACTCCGCTTGCTGTTAAATTATTTGAAGCATTGATGGGCAAACTAAATCGTAAATAATTGCTCGCTGTTCCTCCCGTCGTTCCTTCGCCATGAATAAAAAATTCTACTTTATTTCCAACGACTCGATAACGAGCCTCATACGTGCTCACGCTAGTAAAAGTCATTGAGCCACTAGCCGAATAAGTGGGAGTCCAATCTTGCCATTCTGCAATCGCAGCATAATTTAAGATATCGCTACTTTTTCCAACTACAAAATTGTCCAAATTTACGGCCGCTGCATCTGCACTCGCTATCAATCGACCTTGCAAGGTTCCACTTGATGGACAAGTAAGCGTGACCATAGCTTTTGAAAAATTCGCAGAAGCTTCCAAAGCCACTTCCGCTAAAACATTCGTGCCATCATAGGCCTGAAGCTTTAAATTATCATCGCCGCCCTTATATTGAACTTCAACCGAGCAAAGATTGCCTCTTAAACCTCCAGGAATTGTCACCGCTTCTGAAGCTAAAATGTCATTTGCCGCTGCGGCATCCCAGAGACCTGACTTCAATCCTTGGTAAACATCAGCTGCATCCGTATCCACACTCAAAGAACCCGATCCGGTGTTTGTCCAATTCGTTAAATCAGACTCAAAGCCTGGGTTATCAATGATATTGTATCCACCTAGATCGCCTCCCGTGCCAAATTCTGCGAAATTTGTTCCATCGTTTGTAAACTCTAACTTCTTCGTTGAATAATTGGCTCGAATCTTTGGATTGCCTGTCCCTTCACCGATGTTAAACAGGATTTCTTTGTTATCAGTTGCACTCTCTCGTCCAAGCTCTAGCTGGCTGTCTGAAATCTTTGCCGCAAAAAGTGGGCTTGAGATCAAGATGGTTGCAATATAAGCGGTTATTTTTTTCATTTCAGAGCCTCCGTTAAACATCAAATCGTTTAATCAAACTTAGTTTCAATTCGCCTTCATAACTCGCCCCAGACATATTGTCCGAGGTGTACTCTACTTGGCCTGCGGTGATAAAAAATTCTACACCAGAACTTCCAGTGATTGTTTGATACTCACAATCCCAAGCCGCAGCATCAGGATCATAATTCAAAACTAAAAATCCACTTTCTTTTTTGACCGCTGAATCTGTGCGTCGGTGAATCGTATAATAAAGACAAACATTCTTTGTGTAAGTTGAATCAAAATCTAAATCAGTCAAAGCCGTTTGAACGCTCTGATTATTATCTAAAGAGAATACGTAGTCCGTATTCTTTTCATTGGCATCTTCATTTACAAGACCTGCAATCGTTGTGTTGATGCCTTGATCGTCAATGCTCTCGGTATTGGAAGCAAATCGGCAATCTCGAATCATCACATGAGAAGCCGTGTTTAAAATCTGAATGGCCACATCTGAGCCACCATTGAACCCTGTGAAGCGACCTTGTCGAATCACAACACTATCCGCACTGATTTCAAGAGCTGAAGTCGCCGCCCCCTTTGAATACGTCACGCCAGGCTTAAAATAAATCTCAAGAGCCTTGTTCACTTGCACCACAGAATCAATCGAATCATTTTCTGTGACTAAAATTCGATCTCCAGCATTTGCAGAAGAAACTGCCGTGGCTAAATCAGCCGTCATGCCTGTGCCAGAACCTACGATAAAATCAAAAGGCTTAGCTGATGCAATTAAAGTATCTGTCTCAACTTCAAAATATTCAATCCACTCATGAAGATTGTAGAACAACCAGTTCATGAACTCGCGAGGTGGTTTTTCATTCGGAAGCCAGCCCGCTTGCTTCTTAAGTGCTGTTGGCTCTTGCGTGACAGTTGCAAAATCTACGTTGCCTACTGTCCACTCTGGTTTTGAAGTTGGTTTAGCCATTTTAAAGTTCCCCCGTTATCATAACGTCACAAAGCCCCCGCCCACAATCACATCTTGAGTCGAACCAAAACCGCTCGATGAAATGTCATCGCCATCAAAGGCAAATGTTGGAATAAATCTTCTGAGATAAGCAAATTTTCCACCGATATTAGCATCCGCTACTGTTCCAAAGCCTGCACTCGGCACCGAAACATTCGGCCCATCGAAAGAAAATGGTGCATCTGCGTCATGAAAGATAAATTCGTCAATTCTTACACCGGCTGCAACAGTTCTTTGCATCAAATCAAAAACGAAATTGATAAAGCTCTCATCAAGCGTGCCATCGGTTGCAAGCTCAATCTCCCCACCACCCAAATTCATATAATGCACATGTGTTGCACGGGTCAGGAGCTTAAAGACTGTGATGATTCTCTCTGCTTCTCCCTCGGAAACATTGATTCCAATTTTTGCGAGCAAAAGCAGCCGATAAAAATCATCCTCAAGCCCAAGCCGATCTTGCACAACTATGGTGCCAAAGCGATCTAAAAGCTCACCTTCTAGCTCGTTAGGATCAAGACGATTACGAAACTGATAAGCTGCATCTTCTAAAAACTGAATCTGTTGCACAAAAGCTTCGATGATCTTGTGCAGGTCTTCACTCTCTCGATACTGCTCAATCAAACGATTGATGGCATCAACCACATGAGAGTCGATCCGAATGATCATAAGATCGTCACCGTAATGTCTGCGAGGTCAATCGTCGCGATCTCTCGACGATCAATCACAATCGTATCATCCGTCGTAGGACTTGTAGGTTTCTTAGAAATCCTAAGCTCAACGTCTAAAATTCCAGGAATCTCAGCAATATCTAGGCTTGTGTTGCCATTTAAAGCACAGAGCAATCTCGGAATTGTAATCACATCCTCACCAATGGCGAGCGAATCTATGAAAGTTTTGAAATTGTTCTTGGCTTGATTCTCTCCATCGGTAGGAAAGACTAGCGCATCAACAGTCAAATCACACTCAATCAAGAGCTCCACATCGGTCGGCCTTGAAAATTTAGTGACATGAGTAAAACCCTCTGAATCAATCGCATTTTGCGTGACATCACCAAAAAAGCCAATTCCGGCTGCAACAGTCTCAAAAAGAGTTTGAGCGATATCGACTTGATCGCCACCTTGCACAACCGCCTCAATCGAGTGCGGTGGTCTGCCATCTAAGTCTGTGATGGATGAATTATTGTAAAACACTATCGCCGCTTGCACATTTTCGACATTCGCCAAAGCGGATTGAATCGCCCCAACGGTTGCGGCCCCAGCACTTTGAATCTCAAGCTCTCTTCGGATTCTGAGTTCATTATCTGTCTCTCGATTACGCCCAACAATTCCACTCTCGGGATTGATTGTTGCATCTAATCCAAAAACAGGTGTTTCGATTTCCGTGGCTGATCTTTGAGGGGCGGCCGTTGGCCCAAAATCTAAGCACTGCAAATTCGTTGAGCCTTGAATCACACCAGGCACAGTTTCGACAAGCGTTGTCGTCACCGCAGTCACGCCATCAAGCAAAACATTATTCTCAACAATGAAGTTAGGCACAGGTTGCTTTTGCAAATCATTTTGAAAAGTAAAAACAAATCCCGAGGTGAAATCTCCAGTCACGGCAACATTCCCCACCCCAATATTGCCTAACGCTTCAACTTTCACCCTCACAGCCGAAGCATCATCATCCCAATTTATCGCCAAAGTGTCTTGGCCCCCAAAATCAAGTGTAAAACTTCCGCTATCTGGCACCGAAGAAAAGGTGAGCGTTTGCACTTCGTCCACTCCAGCAACGAGCGTGACATCATTGATCGTTTCAAAAATGGCTGTAGGATTGCCATCAATACTGATTTGCGTTCCAGAAGGAATAATAGTCCCAGCTGTTCCAAAAAATAACTGACCTTCAATCAGGGTTCTTGTCGCCGCTAATCTCGAGATACCAACAAGTGAAACCGCTAAATCTAAAGAGTTATCGGTCGCCGTATCAGGATATTGTGCATCATAAATAGAGTCTAGTTGCTCCCAAAGCAAAGCTTCTCGCTCTGCAAAGATGCCAACGATCTGCCCAAAAACAGATTCAGGCAAAAGATTGATTCCCGTTCCGAGACTAGAACGCAGAGAGTTTTCAATTTCTGTTTTGATGTCATCAAGTCTTTTTAGACGAAATCCTGAACTTTGCAGACCAAATGCCATTTTTTAAAAACTCCCCAAAACTTGACTAAAATCTATTTCTCCGTCGATTGTACGGGCTCTGAACGTCAGAGTCATTATTCTTGTGGCGACTTCGAGGTCAATATCAAACTCAATGAGCTCTTGAATTCCTGGCGTATTCAAAACAACACTTTTAAAGATCGTATCCAGCACCAAAGGATCAGGATTTTTAATCAAGATCTGCTGAAAATAAGGAAGACCTACTCGATTATCTAAAAACCACTCACCCAAAAATGTTTTAAGTCTTTGTTTCAAATGCTGCACAATCGCATCGGCCCCTTGCGTCAAGGAAAGATCGCCGTTCACAAGCTCAATGTCTCCATCAGTGCTTAAGAGAATATCACTCATTGAAGTGGCCCACCTAAACCACTCACTGCATCACCACCTGCGGTAAAGGCACCAGGATTTACTTGAGCCTTCGTCTTTAACTGCACATCAAAGATTTCACCGAGCAAATCTTCTAGGAAAGCCTTATTGATCGCCTCTTCACCAGGATCATAAGAATTTGGATTTCTCGCCTTATATTTATCAATGATGTTTTGTGCAATGGTGCTCGTTGGGTCTAGTGCCATCTCTACTCCTTCAGCGTATCCAATCTTGATTTGATATTTGAAAGCGCACTGATTGTCCCAGGCGTAAATGGCTGTGGCCCTATTGCTGTCCTTGTGAGAGCCTCAATCAACACCTGACACAAATCAGACAAGACTAAAACAAGCTCTTCACCACTGCTTAAGTTTGCAAAAGCCATCTTCCCATCTTCGTACAATCTAAAACGTGTGTCTTTATTTTTTAAAACTGTAATGTTCTCTTCCGCTGGAGCTGATCGATTGAAACTAAATAGGCCAGGGATAAAGATTCCATCAGTGAAACTGTGCTTTCTTGGATCTTGCGGATCAACCTCACCGCCTGAAACAAGCCAGCGATCCAAGCTTCTCTGCGAGCAAATCAAAAGCCCAGAATCTTCCGGCTTAAGCTCAAACGTAAGACTAAAATCTCCACTTCTCGGAAACAGACAAGGCACACTTGTCACCACCGGCCAGCTTAAAACCTCGCCATTCTTAGTTCTTCTTTTTAACAAAGGCTGCACAGTTGCTTTTTGCGTGGCTCTTTCATAGCTCACAATCGCCGCAGGCATGGCCGTGTGCAGATCGGTTGAAAACCTCTCAAGTGCTGTCTGAATCACTTGTGCAAGCGTTGGCGTTTCGTTCACGATACTCATGTAAAAGTTTTAAACTCCTTTGGTGCTGCACACTCAACAAAACTGTTCCAAGGCCCACTGAAATTATCGCCCTGATGTTGCACTTTTCGCACGATGAAAAAATTGTCACCCTTTAAAAACTTACTCTCAATTTTGACTGGTCGCCCAGGTCTGAGCAAAGAATTTAAAAGGCTCACAAACTCTAAGCCATCCGAAAGCTTCTTTGGGATGCTCACTAAGCCCGTCTCTGGGCCCATGACGACGGCTTCATCTGAAATCGTGCCATTTTTCTTTTTGATTTCTAAAATGCCAGCCTGCACAGACCACTCTAAATCTTGTTTTTTCGTGAGATTATTCAAAACCTCTTGAGGTGAGCCGCTGATGCTTAAGCCCTGATTAAATTTCTCTGACTTGATATCTTTGGCATTGATGGGAAGCCCTAAGTCTTTTCCCACATCCTTAATTGCTTGCTCAATCGAAACACCAGGCGCAAAGGTTTTATTGAGCACTGTGTTATTTAAAGAAAACTTTCCCTCACCCGATTCAATCGTCGTGATGATATCCGCACCATTTTTTTCACTCTTGGTTTTGTCGCCATCAACCTCACCTGCAAAGATGATTTGAGGATTGGGCCCAAAACCGGCCATCAAAATGACCTTGATTCCATCTTTTTCAATGAAGGCTCTTGAAGTGTCATTGAGATTATAGATTGAAACTGTTGCAAGATTAGAATTTGACTCGCTCGTCAACTCAACATTGAAAGCAATTCTAAAACAATCTTTTGCTT